CCCGTTGCGTCTGCTGGATTTGCTCCTGCAGGTATTCCTCCAGTACTTTCCATGCCGGGGAATTGACTAGCATTCCCAGTTGTTTGATTTCCATCTTGACCTCCTGTCATTTTCATATATAGAGCAGCTTGTTCAGGGTCATTAATAACTTGGTCAGGGTCAATATCCATAGACTTAGCAACTTCTTTAAGTATAGTGTGAAACTTTACAAAAGGAGCTAGTGTAGGATTTGATGCTACCTGCATAAATGTCATTAGTCTCTGAGACCTTACTTCTTTTTGCATTAAAGATGATGTACCTTTTGCTTTAATGACTAAATCTCCTCTAATATTTTTTGCATCTTTATTAAATTGCATATTCCATGCAAATAAAGACTCACCTAGAGGTCTTAAAATATAATCGTCAATATTTTTTATAACTGTTTTTATACTGAGTGCTGCTGCACCCATTAACATAGACATACCTGCCGCTGTTCTTGTTGTACTTTGTACTCCTGTTTGACCATGAGAATAAGAAGGAATACCAGTAGATTCATCTGCCAATTGCCTAAATTTGTCAAACATCATTAAATTTTCGTTAGCGGTATTAGGGAACTTTAAGCCATGTATAGCTGCTCCTGTTTGTCCACTTTGTCTTCTGAATATTTTTCCGGGATATACCGACATATCTTGTCCCGGTACTAACATTGTTTCATCAACGTCAAATACTAAATTTCCTGCTAGTGCTAAGTTATCAATAGCCATTCTAGCATGACCATTCATTATAGTTTGAGAATCATCCATGTTTTCTGGAATACCCACTCCAAAAAATTGATAAGGGTTTATTTCATAAGGGCATACTAAATAAGGTAATCTTGTTGGGGTAAATGGATTTAATACTAATCGTATTACTTCTCCGTTACATACCCAACAGTTAACTTGTATTTCATCTAATTCGTCAATATCATCATCTAATTCTAAACCTGCTTCTCTAGCAAGTTCTGTATCAAGTATTCCCCAAAATTCTAAAATTTCATATCTGTTTTTATTTAAGTCATCAGTAGATTCTCTGTCTTGTAAAGAAGCTTCATATCCTCTAGACTCATAGCTAGGACCCATTGCTAAAGAATCTTTAATAGCTTCTTTTCTAAAGAATGGTCTATTCATTAAGTCTCTTACTTGTGCACGAGTATAGACATGTCTTTGAATAACATAGTCAGCATCTTCTATTGTTGTTGCGTCAGGGTCTGGATAGAAATCCCAACAAGAGACTGCTTCTATTTTCGGAACAAGTTTTGTTTTAGGAAAGTATTCATTTTTTCCTGTTTCAGGATTCTTAACCCAATTATGAGTTGCTTCTTCATAGCTAAAAGGACCCTTTAGTATTCCTGTTCCAAGTAGTGCAGATTCAAATAATACATTTCTTAACACACCAACAGCACTTGATTCATCTAGCTGATCATGAATAGTCTTTTCCATATTAGCTGCTGCCATTTCTGCAGGACTAATTTGTGGTTCTTTCTGACCATCTGTTGCAGGACCTTCTACAAATCCTGCTGCACCAAGACTTTCATCTAAGCCTCCTAAAACATCATTAATAGTTGTTGCTCCGGGCTTTAGTTCATTACCATCACCAGGAAAACCATAAGGACTTTTAGGCTCTTCTTTTTTATCTTGCTCTTGATACTTAGATACGTTAGCGTATTCTGCTATACCTTCTGGAACAGCAGTAGGTTCTACTCCTACTGGAAATTTACCACTAGAAAATAGAACTTCTATTAGCTGACCATAAGCCGCTAATACTTTTGTCTTTGTTATCTTTACAAAAACTTTTGATTTCTCACTTTCTGTAAAAGCCATTTCATTACCATAGACACCTCTATAGTTACGATATGCTCTTAACCATCTTTGCTCATCAAATTGACGAGCAGTTTCTGCATCAATAAACTTGCTCTTAATTAAACCTGCAAGATTTGAAACATCAAAATCAGGAGTTAAATCCTCTTCTTCGCCTAGGGCTAGTATGTCTGCAGGTTTTTTTAAAGCCATCTATTTATTGTGTGATCCGTGAGTATACTTTTCTTTTGCAAAGGACTCTAGCTTATCATTAGGTCTTTTACCTTGATCTGCTGATAGTTCACCATGCTTATATTTTGGCATAAGTTTTGAATCTAACTTTTCTTTAGATTTTAAAGATTGATCTGCACCTAATTCGCCATGCTTATATTTTTTTAGTATGTCCATGTTTTCTCCTAATAGTCTCTTTCATCAGCCATTTTAAAAAATGACTCTTCTACTTGATTTACCCTTTTACTAGGGAATGATTGAGTAGATATATTTGGATCTAATTCTTTAAGATTTAAATCTTTCATCTTATCTACTTTTTTTGGATAATCTTCTGGAAGATCTCCTTGTTTGTATTTAGTTAATACTGGTTGTGGCATTTTATTCCTCCTTTTAGTCTATTCGCATTTTACTGCAAATTTTTTTGTATTATGTCTTATCCAATCTTTTACTTCAGAATGGCATAAAACTTCTGTTAAAAAGTTTCCGAAAGAATTTACTATTGTTTCTTCTTCTTTTTCTTTTAGGTTATACTGATAGTAACCTACATGTAACAATTCATGTATCACTACATTAACTGCATCTGGTCCGCCTTTTTGAATCATCTCTTTATCAAGATATATTTTATAAGGTGGTTTAACTACAAATGTTCCTTGTGCTTCTGACACTTCGTACATTAATTCATGAGGAACACAAATTAATTCTACTGTAAAAGGTCCAACTGTTACAAACTTTGGTAATTTCATATTTTTAATAAAGAATCTATATACTTATCATACTCTATACTTGTCATACATTCTATAGTATAATCTTTTACTTGTGTATTTTGATTAAATTGTAGTATTACAGTTCTATCTAAAAATTGTTTTTTCTCATTAACAAAACTATTGCAAGATTGTATATCTTTAAATTCTATACCCCCTAAACTATAAGTCTGTATAGTATTGTCTAATTGAAATAGAATAGTCAATACTAATATATAATTCAATATCCAAAAATCCTATCAGAAGGAGTAAATGTTTTTTCTTCTGTAAATCTATTAGCTTCATAACTATGAGGATGTATTGCTCTACTCATTACACCATATCTTAATGCGTCATAAGCATGATCTTCAGCATGAGTGTTTACATCTTCTGGATTACTTTTATCTACAGGAAGCATAGGTAGAGTTCTAATTAAATTAGCACAATTAGGAAATATTTTTAAACTTGGTTGCCCTGTACCAGAATCTACTGCTAATCTTTTGTGTAGTTCTAGTTTTCCTGCTACTCTACTTTTTGGAGATCTGTCTGACGGTCTCCATTTACATCCTTCTCTAATCATAGTCTCTGCAATACTAGGACCAACATCTCCCCTTTTTGACCAAGTTGATGAGTCAAGAACTCCGTATTTAATATATTCACCATGTTCCATTTCTAAAACTTGTCTAGCAAATATATCAGCAGTAACTCGTTTAGTATATAATTCTCTGTATACCCAAAAGTTATTATCAAAATCTACAGCTATCCAAAGAACACATGCAGGACTAGAGTATCCCCAGTCACAAGTTCTAAACCTTAGCCAATTATTAGGAATGTCAAAAGGTGTTGTAACATGTGTAGCTATGCTAAAATCTGGAAACGATGAATTTTCAAACGCTCCCCAATCTCCTTCTAAAAATTGCTTTCTTTGTACCTCAGGCAAAGATGATAACATAATAAGATAATCATCTGTTTGCATAAGATAGGGGTTATCTTGTAGTTTAGCCGGTATAAATCTTCTTGATATAGACTTTCTACCTACTATAGTATCTATACCCACTTCAAAAGCAGTATTAGGCTCTGCAGGGTCTACAAACATTTCTTTGACCCATTGTGACCCAACGTTGCCAGGATTGCCTGTAGCACGCATATAAACCGGAATATTGGGGTCTACACTTCTGAGCGAGGATCTTAAAAAGTTATATATCTCTGGTGTTGGATACTGAGGTAGTTCATCTATTCCAATCCATGTATAAGACTGACCTTGATAACGAAGCACGTCAGTTAAATTTTCTGCATATCCAAACTCTATTCTAGCACCTGAAGGAAATCTCCATTCCTTTTCTTGCTCTCTCCATTTAGCACCTGGATAAGCTTTAGGATATAATCTTTGAGAGTTATTAATCATATCTCTTAACTCAGGCATAGATTTTCTAAGTAGTAGACATCTATGATGTTCTTTATGACAGTATCTTAATGGGTCAATAAGCATGGCATATGATTTGCCACCACCTCTTGCTCCACCATAGAATACTTCTCTTTCTGGTGCGGCTAGAAACTGTGTTTGTGGTCCGTCATTGGGCTTAAATATAATGTTATCTTCAACATAATCTTTAACGTTAGGAGATAAAGACTGTACTTCATCCTCAACCATGACAGCAGTAGAAGAGCCTTGCAAAGCATCATTGGCTTTGAAGATCTTTTCTTTTCGCTTTTTTGCATTTTGTATTGCATCATGTGCTTTCCTTATTTTAAGGTCCTGTGCCTTAATAGTTCTTTTAGCTGCTTGTTTTGCTTTTACTTCTTTACTAAAAAACTTTTTTTCCTGAACTACTCCTCGTTTTCTTCCGAGTTGTGATTTAGGCTTTGGGGGTTCAATGTCTGCCATCTAGTGTTTATTATTTTCCTTAATCCTGTATGTGATATACTTCTTCCTGTTTTCCTTGATAGCCAACTTGCAACCTCTCTATATGAACAATTATTTAAAAAATCTTTAGCTTCTTCTAAGGCAGCTAATTCTTCTTGGATAGGCTCAATATAATCTGTATCGTCAGCTAGTTTATATCCAAAAGGAATAGTCCTAGCTTTCCGTTTTTGTAATTCCATCTTTAGGTGGTAGTATAAATATACCATGTGCTACTTGTGCAGTAACATCTAATTTATCTCTTTTAACAATTCCTACACGATCTAGTATCTGTTTAGCAGCTTCCATTCTAATATTTACTCCAGGAGTTTTACCGTCTTCATCTAAAGCATCTACTAAACCTTTGACTGCTTTTGCAGAGTGCATAGCTAAAGAATATTCTGATCTTTCTAGAATTTGTTCTTTTAATGACTTTACAACTTTCAAATAATAGCCCGGAGCATATCCTACGATATCTCCTGCTTTCTTTGGATCTCCTTGGGCTTCACTAAATAAAGCTTCTAGAAATTGCTCCTGTTGCTCAGTTAGCTTTTTTTGTTCTTTTTTTACTAGTTCCATATGTTTTTTTAAGTTCTTTTTTAATTGTTTTATAATTAGTATCAGATTCTAATACTTGTTTTTCTTTTTTAGCTACTTGTGCTTTAGTATGCAAATCTTCTCTCATCTTATCTTCATTGCCTTTACTATCAGATATAGTAAGAATACTTGGTGCTACAATAGCTAGTTTTATATAAGGCGCTGTACATGGCTCTTTTCTTCTAGCCATTGGTAGTGTCTTTTGAAATCTTTCTCCAGTCTTTAAATTTTCGTATTCATAAAGTGGCATTTTATTTTCCTTATTGTTTTGTATATAAACATAATTAATTTATATGTTAGTATCTCAGCAGTAGGTTCTAACTTTTTTTGTTTCTTTGGCAAAAGTTGCTCGCTGATTCTTCACTTCTAAATCCCCATGCTCTAAGTGCTAGAGCCTTTCTAGTTGGGCGACCTTTATCGTCTTTCATTGGTCCTTTCATTCCTGCAAACCTACAGGCGAAACTGACTTTTCTTCTAAATGCTGCAGAGTCTTTTTTAGGAGTTTCTTTAACAGGTGCTTTTAAATTAGAACCTTCAGTTCTTTTAAAATGCGCTCTACCTGCTGCATTCAATCCTCCTTTAGGATTTTGGTATTTCTTAGCTACCATTAAACCTTAGATTTTTTTTTAGCTGTATCTGATAAATCTTTAAAATGAACTACTGGCTTACTTTTTGCACTATGTGATTTACCACTATGCATAGAACCATTAGGCATTTTGTGCATTGGTCCTTTGTATTCAGTACCATTCTTAAAAAAATGTTTTACGCCTTTTCCCATTATGTTACCTTCCTATATGATTTTACTTTCTGGGCAATTCTCTTCGGCTGCTTCACAAATTGTTTCCCCTTTTTCGTTCCTTGGCGCTTGGCTTTTGTCGTTGCCGCATATTCCGCAGATGTTAGACTCTTGATTGCTTTCTCGGGAAGATACCTTTCCCCTGTCTTTGAAGATGGTTTCCCAGATTTCGTTCGCCATTTTTGTTTCCCCCATGATTTAAGACTTCTTTGTGATTTGGCTAGAGCCATTACGCACCACAGCTATCACAGCCATCGTCACATATACAATCATTTAAATTGCAACCACAAACTGGACATTGATCGCTCATCCTGTTTTCTTTTTTCTAGTGACTACTATTTTACCATCAACTTCTTTAACAGACATACCCGCATTTTCTGTTTGCTTTTTAAGTTGGTTATATTTTTGTTCAACTGTTAATTTTTTTTTAACCATTATGATGTGTATCCTCCGCCTGCTTTTTTATAGGCTTTTGCTAATGCTTGTGCTTTTCGTGCAGACCATTTACCTGCTCCTGTTCCGTGTGATGCTTGGGCTTTTATACGATTAAATATAGCCTTACGTTTTGTAGGCTTTGTATAATTACCGGCTTTATTAACTGTTGATTTTTTTGTCATGTAACATTAAGATCTCATTGATTGTTCTATTTGAAATATTTCACCTCTAATAGTACTTGCATCTCCAGGATCTTCTACATTTTCTAAAAGTATTCTAAGTTCTCTTAGTCTTTCTGCATCACCATTAGATGCTATCTTTCTTTCGTTAGGGGTATCGCCCATCATTTTTTGTTTATTTTCTTTGGTTAACACTATGATCTCCTATTTTTCTTACCTGCAGTAGATGTTCTAGGATAAGACCTGTTCTTACTAGCGTTTACTGCCTTTAGATTACTTCTTTTGTTATTTAATGCGTTACCATCTGCGTGGTGTACATCTTTTCCGTCACCTTTTTTGACTACACCCGCCTTTTGTAAGGTTCTTCTGGCTTTTAGTCTATTCTTTCTTTTGGCTTTACGAGTAGATGACTCTGTTTTAGCCTCTTGTTTATAATTTCTTACGTAATTAGGTGAACTAGGCATACATAGATTTAGACTTCTTAGGCTTTTTAGCCCCGCCCATCTTAGTTTTAGCTGCAGACATCTTAGCTGTAGCACCTTTACCCATATCTTTCTTCATTCCTGTCATCTTCTTGCCCATTTTCTTTCCCATTTTGCCGTACATCATGCTGATTTACTCCTATGTTATGTTTTTAGTTAGTTGTTTGATAAATTCATAGTCTTCTTTGTTTGTTTCTCTGAATCTATGTGCTTTTTTCACAATCTTTGTGATTTCTTTTTTCGTTTTTTCTCTTTCCTCAATATCTGAGGACTTGTAATACTTTATACTTGTCTCTACTAGAATATCTTTTAGGTGATTCAAGCTACTGCTTGTTCCTTTTTAAGTGATTCTTTAAGTTTATAGTTCTCTGCTCGTAGTTCAATACGATCTCCTATTGTTTTTTCTAGTTTATCCATAACAAATCTTGTGCTTTGCTTAAGTAAGTCAATTTCTTTCTTTAGGTCGTCTATTTCTACGATTAATTTGTCTATCATTGTATATCCTCCGGGATTTAAAGACACCAAAGGACACCACATGTATCCATTGGGGGGTTTATATTGTTGGAACTCGTTTTATAGTGGTGCGTTCCCCTCCCACAATGGATTGATATACTACCAAGCGTATAGCCTTTCTATTATATAGTCATTTGGCATGTGTGCTATCTTGCCTTAAGTAGTATATGCGAATAGTATAGGGTCCTATACAGATTTGTCAAGTAAATAAATTAATTATTTTTATGTTGACAAAATGGAATAGGAAGATATAATGTAATTACCCCCTTAGGGGAGCCTTTATATACCCTTATTACGTCCAAAAAGTAAATCCACATAACGTGCTGCTAGTGGTTAACACCCTAATTCTCTATTTTTCCAGTGAGTGCGTCATCATATATAGGGTAGCCCCCTAGGCACCCTGCACGGTAGTGTGCAGTCTACCAAGTGAACTTCCCTATGTACTTTAAAAGACTAAAGACTTTACTACGGTAAAACAAAAAAATCCAAGAAAAGTAATAAAATATTACACACAAAGTTATCCACAGAAAAATAAAATAGTTATTGAAAATATTAAAACAGTTGATCTAGATTTGACCTTGTGGTTTCCCTGAATATTCGCAATAGGTCACTCAAAAATTTGTACATACATGGCTATTAATAACAATAAAAGTTATCCACAATTAATTTTGTAAACCATTATTAGGGCATACTACATATAGTGTTATCTAGCCATTTGACACACCATTTGTGGGGGTATAGAATAAAGATAGTTAAATCAATGACTTATTGAAAAGTTACTGAGTAATTTAATTTAAGAATAAATTTGATTATCTTGAATAAATCGCTAACATACTTTTTAAATAAACAATGTTTTTGAAAGGACATAAAATGACAAACACTAAAAAAACTACTGACGGCTTCAAGGCTCAAATCATTCACAACCTTGACGCTCACGAAAACCATATGGTAAGCGCTGACAATTGCGCTTCGATTGTGGCTGAAAATATGGCTAAGGCTTACAACCAAAAAGTTGTAGGATTACCAAAATTGGACAACGCTGAACAAATTAATAAGGCGTGTGTTAATTTTGTTGAAGTTGCCCTTGAATTGGATTTTAAGAAATTATCAGGTAATAAAAAATCTTGTTTAAGAAAGGCTATTGTAGTTGCAGTTGGACTTGTTAAGAGTGGCGCATTATCTGAAGTTAAGGGGAAATCATTATCTGACAATAATAAATTGTGGGTTGATGGTGATTATTTAAAGTCTAATAAAAACCTGAAGCACCTTAATAAAGAGGGCGCTACTCAAGTTGCGCTTGGTTTCACTCAATTAACTAGCATGGCTAAAGAAGTTTTAAACATGAAAGCTTCTAAAAATTCATCTTCACTTTTAGAATTAGCGCTAAGTAAGGTGATGACAGAAATTGATAAAATGCCTCGATTAGAGGAAAACGGATTTGTTCAATTTACTGTTAAAGAAGAAAGAGCGCTTGATCTAGTTTTCAAAAAGATTACTAAGCTAAAAGCTGAGATTAATTCTCAGAAAAATGTTTCACCTGCAAGGGGTGAAGCCTTAGTTAACTTCGCTAAATAACTAATATTTTCAAATCCCCTCTTTTTGAGGGGATTTCTACGCCCTCAGAATTTTAGCTGAAA